CTCCGTGGGGTATTTTACACATTAAAAGCGGAAGAATTCCCTAGCTCTCCCCGAGTCGGCTTAACCCTCAACTCGCACTTCTCAGTAACTGTTTGTCACGTACCAACCCGTAGGTAGTAATAATCGCTGCCCGGCAAAATGGGGTGACAGCATACAGTGTGACAACCTATTCCCGGCAACTGTTTTCAGTTACCGGTCAAGATGATTTATAGATATGAAGGGTCTAGTTCCCGTAGTGGTGTTTTTCTTGCGTTACAATACGCGCCGTTTCTAGCTCCACTGCTAGTGCTAGTGACAAGAGAGCATCGTGCCTGATTTTCTCTCGTGAAACTAGTTGTGCCCACCCAGAGTTGAGCAGTCTGTCGTAGACTAGCGATGTCAGAGTGTCTGACCAACCTTGGACGACTGGCTTCTTCCAAGACATCTTATCTTGAAGCCAGTCAATCCAAATACGTCTGCTTGCCTTACGTAACAAGCCTCTAGAGAATGGTACCATTGTAGGCTCCATCCAATTGTTGTGAATCCACTCAAGCACGGCCTCTTTGTTTGCCACGCCCTTAGTGTTTCTCCACTCCTCCAGTTTCGTACTGACGATAAACTGTGATTTTCCGGAAGAGATCTCCTTTCTAGGCCTTGCGCTCGTTGGAGGCCCTTGCTGCATCTGTAGCAACTTCCATTTATACTGGGGCACGAAGATCGGTTCTTCTAGTACCCCAGGCACGATCTCCTTATCTGCCTTCGGCATCGACAACTCACTTGCGTACTGCGCATCGAGTGCACTACGGTCAAATACGAGCCCCATACTCTCAAGGCTAACCGCCATTGCATCCAGTCCAACCAAATGAGTTTTGAGTTTCTTCTCCACGATTACTCTGCCTTCAGACAGACCCAGATAAGGTTTTGTGGTAGAATAGAAATGTCCCACAAAGCCTAAGCCACCTATGGTCGCTGGTGTCATAATTACCCGTTCTGCCTCTTCTTCTGTGATACCACACCCTCCAGCAATATCACGAATCAGATGAACCCACACTCTTGTAGGTTCAGCACCTCTAGATAACAATGTATTCCAAGCACCTAACGATTGTCTTGCCCTAAGGACTCCCTTCTCAGGGTCCATAGTTAGCGGACCTCTCATCAGTATTGTGCTAATACCGCGTGGGTAATACCCACTCAGGGTGACCGGCTGGGGCAGCTCCGGAGTTGGATCTGCCCTTTGAGCAACCTGGCGTAAGTACTCGTCTGAGTCACTAGACAAAAAGCTCTTCTCTGGCTTAACGGTAAAGTTCATCAACAAGTAAGCTACCATCATAGCCACTGCTTTACCATAACTTGAAGATGTTGAATCAATATCATCACCTTCGCCAAGACGAGTCTCAACAGGGTCCACAAAGCCCAGCCGTTTGAGCAGAGCCTCTGCTGCAAAATTTATTGCGATACTACATGCAGCACCAAACCCAGATGTAATCTCAAGGCCAGACATCAACCCCATCATCACAGGAATTAAAGCGTCAGGCCTCTTGAACTGTTTTCCGCTTAACCTAGTAAATGCCGGAAGTACTACTAAAGCTTTTCTAATTGAGGACAAGACCAAGAGGAGGTCATCTTTCACCCTAGCACTTGCACCAATCCTTATCTTATCAGCAACCTCGTCACAGTAAATGCCAATCATTGGCTTGTCCAAGTGGTGGTCAAACTTTTCCTGATCAATTGGCACTTTCACAATATCTATGTCAACCGCCCTGTCTACAATTCCTTCCCACATGGTTTGAAACTGTTCTCCCTTTTGATAAAGACTTGACAATGGATTTTTCGCCATCGCTTGGTTGACCCAGAGAAACACATACTTCATACGTAAATATCCAATCACATCAGCGGACACAACCCACCTGTACTTACCCTTCTCTGGCTTTCCAACTGCTGAGTAGCTTGCGTGAAGCTTTGAGTCATCGGTCTCACGTAAGATTGAAATTACTTCCTCCTTTGTAAGCATCAAAGCAGTCGTCGACTTAGACTTTTGCGCCTTGTAAGTAGTACCATTCTTTCCCACGTAATATACTTCTGAGCGGATACTAGAACTACCCCCTCCTTTCCAAAGATCCGGATTCTCTGCAAACTCCTCGATCGTTAGAGCGTTGCTATTAGCGTAGTCGGTGTTAGTACCAGCTGCCAAAAACTTTTTCATCCCTGCGGCGAAGTCATCGTAGAATGTTTTCTCACTCATTCCCCCTTCACCCCAGCTCTTATGCTCAATACTACCTGCCATCCAGGCCTCTAAACCTTCCACTGCTCCGTCAAAATCGGGTGCTTCAATGTATGGTCCATTGTTTTCGATGTTTACAAGGTGCTTCCAGTGTGGACCAAGTTCCGGGAATGCATACCGTTGGAATTTCTTTGCAACTGTCGATAGTTTTTTAAGTATGTTTCGCAACGTTTCACCCCTTCTAACACGCATCAATGACAGACTTGAGACTATGTCTGTAATCTTCTGCGCATACTCGAGAGGGAGCGCATCCTCCCACAAGCCCAATCCTGCACCCCAAATGACACCGAAGCGTCTCCATTTCTCTCGAGGTGTATATCTATACCGCCTCCTTGCAGTAGCCTCGCCACTAAATTCTAACGGAAATTCGATGTCCTTCTGTTCGTCTGACACTTCCTTTTCATCAAGTGTAGCTTCTTCACTAGCCCACTTCCTTAATTCAGCCAGTGCTCTCACTGCAGCTTCACGATTTGGTAGATAGTTCGAAAACCTACTACCTGGTTTCAACAGACCCTCTCTCCGAGCGGTCCGAAGTCCAGCTTTTCCTTTTACATGTGCAATTCCTAGAGCTGAAAACATTACACGTAACTCCTTAAGTACTTGGAGTTGCCTGGCAGAGCTAGTTGCCATCATTGTCCCCAGCTTTCCCTCGAAAACTGCGGCCAATATTGACTGGGTCCTTGTAGTCAAGATCGTACGTTTGAGCATCCTTCAAGTTGCCGTCCTTCAACTTAAGCATCAACAACTCTTTGTGTGGCATCACCCCCTTCAATCGAGTCACATTCGTACCACCATAATTCACTCCCACATGAAGGTCGTAAATCTTAGATCCAGCGCTGATGCTCAAGCTAGGAAGCCTCCCGAAATACGGGTACTCTGCAATATCACACGTGAACGTTCCTCGATAGATCGTACTCATTGAGATGCCCTCGAAGGGAGATGCCAGCTTAACTGCAATTGACCACCATTCATTTATGTTCTGACCACACCTGAAGAACAAAGTCATATCATTTGGAATCTTTGCAAGTGCAACACCTGGCGTACCCAGCCAATGACCCTTCCCTGTAGAGATTATCTTCGCGTTTGCCTCATACTCCGTAGCTGCATCACCCTTCACTGTAACGTCCAAGATCCTGTCAACACTAGCTGGATTGTAAACGCCCGCTGTAGTAGCCCTGAAACCGTACGTTCCAAACTTGACGTTCACTGGTGTCTTTGTTGGCAACTGATACTCATAGTCGTCCAACTGCCAAGACGGATCGATCTGCCACGTAGCACGTTTGTACGCCTCGGAGACCCGGCTAAAAACGAGCGCGTCTGCCGACAACTTCAAGCTATACTCAGAGTGCCCCACCACCGGCAAGTTCAGCGTGTCGATCGAGGCCTGTACAAGTGAACTAAGTGCCCGGCCAGCGCCAACATTCATGGCAGGAAAATAGGTAAAAGGCGTCGTTTCAAACGCTGCATCTGCCGTAAGACGGATCGTCGTCTTCGCACCAACAACACTTTTCACAACACCATTCATCAGCTTCACGTGACTCAGGTAACACTTCCTCTTCAAGTGCGACATTGGATCGACGTCGGAATCCATAGTCGGGAACAAGGAAATCAACCCCTGTCCAGAATCTTGAACCACCAGATCACAGGCTGCAGCAAGGACGTTACCGTTCTCAGCTATCATCTTCACCAGTTGGTGTTGTCCAATGTTCCACCCTGTGTTACACTTCTTGTCAGCCATCGAAAATCCAACGTATCCCGCACAGGTAGCGCACAGCAAAAATGGATCCATACTTCCGATCACCGCTTGGCTAGTATTACTACCTGCCTCCCAGCCGTAGACCGCACCGCCAGGTCCAGTGCCACTAGTAGGCCCGAAAGTGCGCTGCAAGCCCAACGGAGTGAGAAGTGTCCTCCACTGCCACTCTGTCTCCTCTTCAGATATGCCATCAATCTCAACTCCACCTTGAGTAATGTACGTGTTGGTACCCCATCGTACTCTGCTTGCATCCATAGACATTAGCGCACACTCTGCAGCCGTACTGATTGTACCAGTACCACCAGAACCAACGGTCCCACGAGAATCGAAGTAGTTGAAAACCCAACCATCTCCAACCCTTTGAGGCTTTAACCCTCCTGCTGAACTGAACTCTGAAGCCAAGAACTTGGCCGATTCCCAAGCTTCATCGGTCATCGCACCAACACTAGCCAGCCATTCGATGCAAACCATAGCCATGGTAGCAGCTTTCTTAGGTTGTGTATCAGCTGTGCCAGTACCGATTAGCTGCTCCAAAATCGGCAGTCCCAAACTCACCGCACCTTCACCAGCTGTTCCGTCCGGAGTTCGGAACGGACTGTTCAAGACCACGTCCATCACCTTGGCATTGATACCAGTCCCAATGGTAAAGTTGTCATTCTGACCAGGTTGTGTGCCCGCTTTGTTCCTGTTGGTTAGTACGAAGACAACCCCTTTCCCTGGACCTCTCACCAACGTCCTACTCGAGAACTGAAGTCCTGGCGCACCACCCAGGGGAAAGACAGTATCTCCTGGAGTGTTACCAGGTGCACTCCGGGTAATGTTAAGATACTTGGTTCCCTCGGCAACAACATAGTCTCCTTCGGCGTCAACTGCTGTTACCGTCTCCAAGAAAAGCGACGTCCATACTGCGAGTGTGTTTGGACTAGACATCATCTCATGAGTAACTGGAACAATCGCGTACTGATTAGGACCAACTCCTCCCAGCTGACTAGACAAGATTCCGTTTCCCAAGCTTCTCTCACCAGTTGTAACTTGAGCGTACTCTCCCATAGTCATGACCCAGGCAGGAATACGAGTATCCGGCCCATTGTCAATAACAGCCCCAGCTCCTCCGGCTGGATCAGGCGTTGTCTGCCCGACACTCAATGGAAAAGCCACTCTCGCCAGGTGGAAATCATCATCAAACCTGCTACCAATCGTCAAGACTGAGAATTTCTCTTGCTCCATTGCTGGTCTAAACACCATGTTCTCAATCAAAGAGTGTCCGGAAACCATCACATTGTTACCCTGCTGAATGAGTAGCAGTGCACGAGTCAGAAAGTCTGCCATTGACTGTCCATTCTTGAGGCCCGCGCCACCATTAAGTGTCTGAGCTACTCTCCACCCTGTAACGCCCGAGATTGCAGCATTGTCAGTCCTCATTGCCGACATGAGTGGGATAGGATCATCAGACTTTCCCTTGGTATCGAGAGTTTGTAGAAGCGTGTTCATCGTCAGCAAAGTACCATTATTAGGTCCAGGTACCAATGGAAGTACACTAGCATAAATCCTTGGCAAAGTGGGAAAACCTTTCTCCTTCGCCGTGTCTTCATTCAGATAGCTTGTACCCATGATCGGAATGGTCTGCGCAAGTTGTGCAGTGACAATTACCTCCCTGTGTTCCAAGAGAGAACCACTGTTAACATTGGTGTTGTCTCTGCCCATCACGACTGTACGTTTCTGATTACATTCAAAACCAAGTGCACTCTTCTGATTAGAAGTACTCGCGTTCAGTCCTTGTCCTGTAACCATTCCATACTTCCCAAGTACAGTTTCGATCTCAGCACTGAAAGTCCAGGAATTTGGATCGGCGCCGACACTCACTTCAGCGACACTTCCCGCAGCAGCAGCCACTGCTGCAGCAGCTGCTTCTTCTGCCACCCTCGTACGCGCAACCTCTACAGCCAGGCTATCTTGGTTTTCACCCTCTACGTCAGCACCGCCGAAACCTCTTTCTCCGTCACCGCGATTCTTTACCCACACATGCGTTCCAGGCTTGATGCCGTACAAGCTCGCTGAACCATACGCTCGCAAAGGCAAGAAAGGCGAGTGTCCTGACTTCATGAACCAAGAAGAATCTGAAAGCATATTATCTCCCTCTTCTTCCCAATCCCAACCCATGAGAGGAGCAGCGATTTGGAGGATTGGGATATCCTGCATCTCTGCCTTGAGTACGAACGTGACCCCAACCTGTTCCACTGCTGTACATGCATTCGCACTTGACAGGTCCGGAAGAGCATCTCTCCAACCGACGCCAAAGTCTTCATCGTGCTTCTTTGACAAGAATTCAGCCTTTTCTTTCTTTCCCTGCTCGAGCAACATCGCAACTTGACGTGAAGCAACGATTGCAATGCCAATGTCCATTACGTCCTTGTGCGGTGAACGTGTCATCATCCGACTCAACTCCTGCCAAGCCTCGTAGCATATGCCTTCGTACTCAACCTCGTCGTACAGGATGTCCTTACTCCCGCCATCCTTAGTCTTCTCCACCTTCTTCACCCGTGAAGGTTTCCATGAGTCATCCACCTCTTCGTCGCTGAAAGGCTTCCTCCACGGATCGACTTGCTGCTTGATCAATGCCATGTTCTTAGGATTGTTGAGGAAAGAGTCATACATGTCCTGCTGCTTCAAAGCAATCTCGTGTTGCAACGTCTTTTTGGGCTCCACCGTTCTGTAGTGATCAGCGACACTCATACGGGGAATCTCTTGAACATCAGCAATAACGCCACTTCCGCTAATAGACTGCCCCTCGCCCAACTCTTCGCCGTCCTCATCTTCCGAGTAACAGCTTCCTTGATCACTTGACTCATAGGGTGATTGATTGCCGTAAGAAGGAGAACACTTGTCCGGTTTTGCAGGAAAGTCGAATACCGCATCGTCTCCTACAAAGAGTATCTCCCCCTGCTTGAGGTCAATCTCTGCAGCTGCCGTACAAAGCCTAAGGCTCTCCTCGACATTTGCACGCGTGCACTGAGCTTCATCCCAGGCCTTTTCCATCAGTTCAACACTAGCAGAAACCTCACTCACCGGGGGCTGTCCTTCTCCTTCCCCATGCACACGCACCTCAGAGCCATTCTCTCTGACAGCCTCACCGATAGCTGCGCTACCAACATCCTTGACGTCTTCTTCTTCTCCTTTTCCAGGCCGAAACCCACCACTGGCTCCAACATCGTCTTCGTCGGTTTTCTTCTTCCTTCGCCCTGCCCTCTTGATTGACTTGACCTTGATCTCCACCTTCGCCTTTTTGTTTCCTATAGCAGTTTTCTCTGCTTCATTTGTTTCTTTAACAGTTTTCTCTGTTTTCACTGACACTTTGTCCGGTCCACTACTCCGGGTGTCTGTGTGTCCACCTCCACCTTGAGGTAGGACGGTACTAGGGGGTTTAGTTTTGTGAACAACTTTGCTTGCCTGATTCTCGGAAAAAACTTGCATGATTTGGGTTGTTTTGTTTGGGTGGTTGCGCACTCCCTAAATACGCACCTCCACCCGGAGGTTCTCTACTTCTACCGGGACAGCAGGATGATCCAGACCGTTGCCTTGATCTTCAATCCCTTCACTGCCGAATAACCGGGTAAGTTCACTTTTACAAGAAGTGCTGGAGCTTTGACATTCGCATGTCATAAATGTCGTTTTTCAGTAGCCAGCTGTTGAGTCTTTGTGTCTACCGCATTCTCATGACGGCACGCTTCTCACTGGTCTAATCATTCTGATGTTGTGGTAACTTTCTGGCCATGTCGAGCTACATTTTTTGCGTAGATGCTCCCGCTAGTGCCCACTACAGCACAAGATTACATCTCACCACATCAGACGACAGTTATACCCAACGGGTTTGGAAAATATAGTGGATCCAATATCCGGTCTGGGGTAGGCGATGAGTGTTTGGGCCTGCGCTACTCTGCAATAGAGTATCAATATCCTCCCCGCTTAAGCGGAATCTCAGCTGTCAACTGAGAGACACAGGTCTCCGTCTACTGTCTTACCTACCAGAACTCTCTCTAGCGCATCAAGCGTGTAGGCCAGGGCTCCGCCCCCTTCAGATGTTAGAATAGTGTCCACGTTCGTTCTCAAGCTCACGTGGATGTGATGCAAGCATCACATCCACGCAAGCGAGGTGTAGATTTTCAGCATTCTTCACTGGTATAGGCATCCCTGTTAGGCATGGTAGTTTCGATCTCGTCGCTCGGTTTCACACAAGTGCAATACTTGCTACCTCGCATGGCTTTTCAAGGCCGTAACGCGATCCTACCTATACCCTACAAACTCGCGAGCGCTGGATCTGGTCCATAACCGCACACCACGTCCAAACTACAAGAATACCTGCAGCTGGCGTGATACCTCGCTTCACAGCACCCCCGACTCCAATCTCAGCAGTGCGTCGACGTCGGAGACATCGGACTTTAGCACCTTGCTGTTGTAGAAGCATTCCTTTAAGTCTCACCATTACTTGAAGGAACAGGGTGAGTTGGGTCAAAACCACGTGTCCAGTGGTCCTTCCCCAGAGCCCAAGCAATACCCCTAGTAATTGCCGATTGCTTGGTCTCGTTGTGTAGCCCCAAAATCGTTGGTCTTTAGTTGATCACCCTGGCCCAACACTTTACAAAATGGCCAAGTAACTGATACGGCCAGATGTCAATGCGAGCAAAGTCCAGTGATACTTACACCGTATCCTCAACTCCCATGTCAATTGTTCCTGTGAACGAAAAGACACCCCACTACACTCCTTCTCTTGGCGGGAACTCCGAAATTCCCTGGTGAAGGCCGTAAAGATTGCGTTCGGG